CGGACGTAACCCCTCAGCTTTACGGCATGTCATTGGCTGTGGGCACAGGTGGTGGCCCAGTCTTCATGCCCCCGGGTGGCCTATCTGCTGCGCCTTATGGGACGCTTATGAACCGGCCCGTCATCGAGATCGAGCAGTGTTCGACTCTGGGTACTCAGGGCGACATCATACTCGCCGACCTTTCCCAATACCTGCTCATCGACAAGGGCGGCATGGAGGCTGCCAGTTCCATTCACCTGCGATTCAACTACGACGAGACCTGCTTCCGCTTCGTGTATCGGGTTGACGGACAGCCCACCTGGGCGGCCCCATTGACCCCTTTCCATGACGCAGCCACGACCAGGCCAATCTCGCCGTTTGTCGTTCTGGCTGTACGAGCCTAGTGAATAGGGAATAGGAGGACAAAGCAATGAGTTTCCCGTTCAGTCTTCCACAGAACTGTAAGATCGTTACGGCGATCAACCCATCGGCGGGTGCTGCCGTGACCGGGGACTATGTGTGCCTCAAGAATGCACACAAGTGCTGGGTCGTGATTCAGTCCAGCGGTGGCAATGCGACTGCGGCAACCTTCGGGATCAACGAGGCAACGGCCGTAGCTCCTACGGGTGCGGTCGCAAGCACGGCCCTTTTCCCGAACTGGATCAACAACAGTACCGCAGTGACGGACACTCTTATTCGTAACGCAGACGCTGCAACCGTCACGACAGACGGCCTCGCTACCCCGAAGTTGATCATCATCGAGGTAGATCCGGCGTTGCTGACCGTGGCTAGTGGCTTTGATTGCATCGCCGTTACCGAGGGCGCATCGAATGCGGCCAACATCACGTCGGCTGTCTACATCATAGCCGAGCGCTACGAGCAGGCGACGCCGCCATCGGCGATTCTCGATTAGCGAACCTTGCGGGGGCGGGGATGACCCCGCCCCCGTGGTGAAAAGGAGTTTGGTTCGATGACTATGTGGAACGCTTCACAAGGCGAAGCCGTCCGTGAATGCATCCTCGGCCTCCGCGTCGAAAAGACCCTCGGCTGCGCAGCGGACGCCAACATCTTCAATACATACGGCAGAATCCTCATCACGGAACTGATTGGACAGGCGACGGCTGCCGAGGCCACAGGCGCGACGACGATCCTATTGCAGGAGGAGAGGAACACCGTCAACCTTTGCGCCGCAACGACTGTGACGGGTGACGCCATCGGCACGATGTATAGACTGACAGGTGATCCAGCCGTGATTCTCTGCGGCACAGGCAATGTCCCGGTCATTGACGCCTCGGGTCTTCTATCAGCCTTTCCGAGAACCTGTGGCATCATCATGGGTCGGCCACTAACGACAGATGCCATTCAACTCGTTGAGACGGGCAACTCCGCGACGCTCATCATCAACTGGGTCGTTTACTACATCCCGCTCGAAGAGGGTGCCTGGCTCCAGGCGGCTTAGGGGTGACGCATGGCAGGGACAATCACCGTTACCGATTACGCCCTGGGCAATATCCATGTCCTATCCTGCGCCTGCGTAGCTGATGCGGCGGCGGCAACCTTCCCCGATACCGTGCTGCCCAGGGTTGAGGGCATCCTGTGGGACTTGGAGACGAACCCAGGGGCGACACAACCTACGGATGACTACGACGTAACAGTCATAGATGCTGAAGGCCACGATGTTCTGGAGAGCGCTGGGCTAAACCGTGACACGCTCAATACAGAGAAGGTGCCTATCGTCTACCAGCAAACCGCCACACACCCGTCAGTCGATGCGACGGATGTGCTGACACTCAAGATAGCGAACAATGCGGTTAACTCGGCTGTGACTCTAATCAAAATCTACATCTGGGGGGCTACAACTGCATAAGGGAGTTTGACGATGGGCCTAATGATAGTCACGCCTCCGGCAACTGAACCTTTGACAGTAGCCGAGGTGCGGAGCCACCTGCGCCTGGACACCTCAGCGGGTGAGGTGGCTCCCACCGCTCCAACCGTTGCCCTAGCGGGTGCGGGTGCTGGCAATGTCGATAACGGTATTCACCGTTACCGCGTAACGTTCGTGACGGCAGATGGCGAAACCGATGGCGGGACGATCTCCGACATCGTGACCGTGGCCGATAAGACGGTGAATGGCAAGGTGACGGTATCGGTCATCTCGCTTGGCGGCGCTGCCGTCACTTCGCGCAAACTCTATCGGACGGTCGCTGGTGGCAGCGCCTACCTCTTCCTGGCCACCATTGCCGACAACACAACTACCACCTACACGGACAATATCGCTGACGCTGGTTTGGGTGTGGCTTGCCCCACGACGAACACGACCGAGGACCCGACGCTAAATGCGTTGATCAAGGTTGCCCGCCAGTATGCGGAGACGGTGACGCGCCGGGCGCTGATTACCCAGACATGGGATTGGGTCATGGACGCCTTCCCCACTGGCGATTTCGAAGTGCCGTTGCCGACTCTCCAATCAGTCACGAGCATCAAGTATTACGACACCAATGGCACTCTGACCGAATGGCTGCCGGTGACGGAATATAACGTGGACATCAACTCCGAGCCTGGCCGCATCTCGCCCGCCTATCAGGTAGTCTATCCGACGGCGCGGGACATCAACAATGCCGTGACAGTGCGCTTCATTGCGGGTTACGGCACGGCGGCGGCAGTGCCCCAAGGTATCAAACAGGCCATGCTCATGCTCATTAGCCATTGGTATGCCCACCGCGAGGTCGTGGCTGTCCTGAGCGGCTTCACCGTCCAGTCCGTGCCCCAGATGGCGGATATGTTGCTCTGGCCCTATAGGGTGTTGACGCGATGGTAGACGCAGGGCTCCTGAACCGCCGCATCCGCATCGAACAGGCCACAACTGCCGCTGATGCCTACGGCGAGCCGATCAAGACGTGGGGCGTGCTGGATCATGTCTGGGCTGCTGTGTGGCCTGTAAGCAATATCGAACGCTTTGAAGCCGCACAGATCAATCGAGAGGTTGAGATAAGAATGCACATCCACTATCGCTCCGATGTGACGGAGCTGATGCGGATTCTCTATGACGGCGAATACTACGATATCCAGGGCATCAAGGAAATCGGCTATCGGGGTGGCCTGGAACTCCTCTGTGGGCTCTGGAAGCCGGAGGGCGGATAGATGGCCGAGGCTGTTGGCATGACCATCAAGATTCAGGGCCTAGACGTGCTGGAAAAGCGCCTGAAGGAACTGGGTGCCCGTATGTCCCAGAACATCTTGCGGAAGGCGCTAAGAGCAGCCATGAAGCCCGTGGTGGCCGATGCGCAAGAACGGGCACGGGCACAACTCAAGAAGCGAATGGGAATCTTGTTTAAGAGCATCAAGGCGGAGACGGGCGGCAAGAAGGGGGAGGCATACATCAAGCTTGGCTTCGCCAAACGCGCAGCTTACGGCATCCCGCTGGAACTGGGCACCTCGTTCTTTCCGCCCAAACCCATGTTGCGGCCAGCCCTGGATACTAAGAGTGAAGAGGCCGTGGCCATCTTCAAGGCCAGGCTGGGCGAGGAAATCGACAAGGCGGTCAAGGTCTAATGGCAGAACTAGAGGCTGTAATCTTCACCCGATTATCCACTTATGCGGGCCTGATAGCGCTCACATCGACGCGCATTTACCCCATTATCCTGCCCCAGAATCCGACCTTGCCCGCTGTGACCTACCAGCGCACCGATGGGCCAAGAGAAAGTGCTTTGGGTGCTGAGATGGGGCTAGCCCATCCTGGTATCCAAATCGACTCCTGGGGCAAAACCTATGCCAGCGCTAAGGCCGTGGCGACTCAAGCCCGCGCTGCCCTCCAGCGATGGTCGTCTGAGGCAACCGACCCCGTGGTGCTGGATTGCCTGCTAGAAAGCGATGGCGATGAATACGAGCCAGGGGCGAATATCTATCATGTGCGGCAGGACTGGACCGTATGGCATCGAGAGTAAGGAGGCCAAGTATGGAGAAGACCTATCGGCAGATCACTTACAAGCTCCGGGTTCATCGCGGGCCAGGTAAGCCCGCTCTAGAATCGGCGCGACCCTTCAGAAATGTGAAGGGCAGCCGTGTCTATACAGATTCGGATGAGGCCCCGACGCTGGTGACGTTCGACGAATATTGCCAGGTCAATATCCCTGACCTACTCAACATGGGGGCAATCGCCGAATACAAGCCGCCGAAGACGGCCAAGAAGGAGGTGCCTAGTGGTAAAGATGGCGGCAAGTCCGACTAGAATCTACCTGGACGAGTTCGATTTCTCGGGGTCTATGACCGCAACCTCATTGGATATTACGCAAGAGGCCCCGGTCGCTACCTGTTTCTCTGATGCAGGTCCACGTCGTGTCGTCGGCAACTATGAATTCGCCCAGTCGCATTCGGGCCTCTTCGAGCCGACCGATGACGGTTTCGATGAGCAAGTCTTCGCCCTTCTAGCCGACGGCACCGATCACTACCTGACGCAACTCTTCGGAGCGAATGCCGCTGGGAACGTTGCTTATGACAGTATCGTGCAACTCACGGCTGAGCCACGATCGGCAGCGGTCGGCGGGGCCATACTGTTGAACTTCGATACGGCTGGCGCTGGTGGGCTTTCCCGTGGCCTCGTACTGGCGAAGAAGACGAGTACAGGGGCGGAAACCTTCACTGGCTACAATATGGGCGCGACTGTGGCTGGCACACAATTTCGCGTAATCTACCGCGTCCTCTCCCTCAGTCCTGCCACCAACATCACCCTAACAATTCAGGAATCCAGCGATGATGCTGGCACTGACCCCTATGCAGCCATCGTCGGACTGGCTGCTACCTTCAATGCCGTCGGTGTGGAGAGCGATACAGTCATCATAGCAACTGAGGCGTGGAAACGAGTCGTTACCACCGGCACCTACACCAGCGCCCTCATCCTCGTGACGGCTGGTGTGGTACAAGGCACCGTAGTTTAACGGAGGAAAGGAGAAAGCTAAATGGCGAAGTACGCGGCGAACAAGGTAAACATAGCTCTGGCCACGGTGGTCCTTGAGGATGATATCGACAACTTTTCGTTGGCGATCACCCAGGAGGCTCCAGTCGTAACGGCCTTCGCGGACGCCGGCCCCAGGCGAGTTGTGGGCAACTACGATTTTACCCTCGACGTTTCGGGCAGCCCGGATTTCACGGCGGCGCAGAGCGATGCGACGATCTTCGCCTTTCTGGGCGCAGCCGCAGCGAAGCCAATGGCCGTCGATCCGACAGGCAAGGCCGACCCTCCCGATGCTAACAACCCGCACTATGACGCGACCGACATCATTCTGACCAGCTATTCGATTAGCGGGGCAGTCGGCGGGCGCGTGGATTACTCGGCCAGCTTCGGCGGCAACTCGGCACTAGCAAGGGCTGTGGCATAACAACCAAATAGAAAGGGGTGCTTTGTGGCGAAACCGCCAACCCGACAGGTGCCCTCCGACGACTGCACTGTCGATATCGACGGCGTGGAATACCATCTGCATGAGGGCGAATGGGTCAAAGTCGTCAGTTCGTTCGCGGTAGGCTCCCTCCGCATCATGCGACGCATGACGGAGTTACAGAGTCAGATGGACGCCCTTGAGGATGATGAGCAGATCCGCAAGGTCATCCTCATGGACGATACCGTGGGCGAGCTAGTCGACGTACTCCAGCGGCGCATCGTGGAATGGAACTGGACGGACGATCTGGGCAATCCATTACCGGAACCATTTCACAACCCTGCTGCCTTCCAGTCCCTACGCCTTGAGGAGTTGATGTATCTCGCCCTCATCGTCAGGGGAGAATCGCCGGGTGAGCAAAAAAACGGATCAGCGCCCTCGCCGATTTCGTCCTCGGCTACCAAACAACCGAAGAGCCAGGCGTCATCAAGTGGGGGCCGCAGCCGTTCGAGGGCATAGTTTCGGTAATCTGTGAGGCGTTCAGTTGTACGCCGCAGGAGGCGTTGAAACAGGATTATGCGCTGATGATGGCGATCCTAGACTACCGCACGGCTGGCGCTGCCCGGGATGCTTTCAACGCTAAGGACCGCAAGGCAGGATTCGAGGTACTGAGGGACAATCCGACGATGTTGGAGATGCTATCGAAGATGCACCGGGCACAGGCGGGCTTGCCGCTGAATGTCCCTGAATCCCGGGCACAGGCGGAGGGCATGCAGATCGCCGAGGCCCAACGGATGACGGAAGAGGAAGAGGAGAACTAGGGTTGCTTGACCTTTCGCAGGATTACAACATGACGGCGGCCAAAGGGTCCCAGAAGGCCGAACCATTTTACGTCATAGTAGGCGGCGATCGGTTCCCAGCCTTCCTTGGCCCTCTTGTTGATCTCGACCTCAAGTCCAGCCCTGGTTCCTGTGTCGATAACGCGGTACTCGTACATCATGGCACCTCCTGGCCTAGAAGCATAACACGATCTTTTGCCCTTGTGGAGAATTCTCACGGGAGGATTTGAAAACGGCTACCCTTGCCAACCTAGTTGTCCAGATGAGTGCCAACACAACGGCCCTAGAGAAAGGCATTCAGGGTGCCCAAAAGCAGATGTCGGGCCTCAAGGGCCATGTGGAAGGTCTTGGCAATGCGATGGGCACCATACTCAAGGCCGGTGCCTTGGCTGCGGGTGCTGCTCTCGCTTCTTTAGCGCGACTAGCTTCTTGGCGGTTAACAAGACGCAAGAACTCGGGGCAGCCGTCTCCAAGATTAAGAGGGAAACTGGCGAAAGTGCCGAGGAAGCCTCCAAGCTCATATATGCCTTTGAACATTATGGTCTTACTTCTGATGACGCCAGCAAATCGCTCGGTATCCTCTCCAAGAAACTGAAGGGCGTTGAGGACGAGGAAACGGGCGTGGCGGAAGGTGGCAAATCCACAGCGGCGATTCTCGCCGATATAGGCGTTAAGGCGACGGATGCTACGGGCAATCTCCTGCCGATGGCCGATATCATGCCCCAGATCGCCGATTATTTCAAGACCCTACCCGATGGCGTCGAGAAGACCGGTCTGGCAATGCAACTCTTTGGGCGCTCCGGCAAGGACATGATTCCCATCCTCAACCAAGGAAGTGTTGGTCTAGAGGAACTCGGAAAGCAAGCCGAGAAAATGGGTGTGGTACTGAGCGAAAAGAACGTCGCCGATATCAAGAAATATACCTTCGCTCAACGTGAAATGAAAGCCGGTATCGAAGGAGTCAAACTCCAGATTGGTCTTGCACTCATACCTACACTGACGAAACTCACGGCGGGATTTGTAGAAGTCTTGCCTCATATTCGGGCATTGGTCAGCGAAGGGTTGGAGAAACTGAGCGCCTTTATGTCCACGTCTGTCATCCCTGCCTTAAAGGAATTTTGGCAGGAGAATGGGCCAGCGATAATCCAAGCCTTTAAGGATATGGGCGAGATAATCCAGACGAAGGTCATCCCTTTCCTGAAAGCTGCCGCATCCTGGCTTCTTGATTTTGGCAAGACGGCCTTAGAGATGGGGCAGTCAATCGCCAAGTTCCTCGCACCGGCCCTGGATACGCTTGCTGATCTCTGGACATCCGCCCTACAACCAGCCCTAGAAGCTATCATGCCCTATCTAAAGCAGGTCTGGGATTTCCTCAGTGCCCACAAAGAAATTATCATCGCCGTCGCTGCTGCTATCCTCTTGCTCATCAATCCCTGGTTGGCGGTTGTTGCCGCCATCGCCGTCGTGCTGGCCAAGTGGGATGAGATCAGCAAGTTCTTCTCGGTAGACGTGCCCGGGGCCATCGATGACTTTCTAGATAAGATCGGCGAAATCCCCATCATCGGCGAAATCTTTAAGGGTGCGTTTGAGGCTTGCAAGGTCATCGTGGAGACCGTCTTTGGTCTTATCAAGAACTCGGTCGAGACACAGATCAATGCCATCAAGGACATCATCACCATCGTCACCGCCCTCATTCGCGGCGATTGGGAGGGGGCGTGGAATGGCATCAAAGACTTGGTATCGGGCATCTGGGACGGCATCAAGAAGCAAATCGAAATCGTCCTGGGCGGCATCAGAGACTTACTCAACGTCTATGCTGGCACCTTCCTTGGCGCAATCAAGGATGGCTGGGAACTCGTCAAGACGTTTTTTACCGATACGATCCCCAATTGGTTCCAGAACAATTGGAAGGATATCCTCATCGGCGTCTTTGGTGGCATCCCAATCCTGTTATTGACCAAATTCAAGGACAAGATTTGGGATGCGGTCACTACTGTCAGCGGCAGCCTGCTCGAGGCTGGTCAGGATATAGCTGCCGATATCTGGGAGGGAATCACCGATCTGTGGGGGAAAGCCACTGAACTCATTACTGGCTTTTGCACGGGGCTCAGCATGGCCTTAATCGGTGCCATGGGTACGCTCATCGATTGGGGGAAAAAGGTTGTAGGTTGGGAATGGGAAGGTCTGAAGACTATCTTTTCAATGGCTTGGGACATGATTAACGAACTGATTAGGGGTCTCCACGATGCCATTACTGAAAAAGCCGGGGATTTCATCGACCTGGGTAAGAAGGTCGTGGGGTTCCTGAATCCCTTTGGATCGCCTGAAACGGTGGCCTATTACACTGGCCAGGACATTATCACCGATTTAAGTAAGGGGATGCTATCTAACATCTCCGCCATCCTGATGGCCACACAGGGATGCCTTGAAGTATTCATCGCCAACATGGGTGGCCCTGGCGCGATAGCCAAATTGGGTGCCATCGGGACATATTGGCAGACCGCCATGCAGGAATGGCTCGGCGGTGTACGCAACATCGCAGCGCAAGGCGGCACCGAAGCGGCCATTATGTATGTAAAGAAGCTTCTCGCTATGTTGGGCGACAGCGCAACCCCAGCGACTGATGCCCTAAAGGTGCTTCTCGCGCAACTTGAGCTAACCGGCAAAGAAGAGGGGGCAAAAGGTGGGGTTAATACTGCCTCTAGCTTGGTAGACAACTTGATCGCCGAGACCCAGGCCAATGAATCCTCTGTCGGTAGCGATGTGGCCAATTCCTTGCGGTCAGCGATGGCTTCCTTCAGCGGTGAAGCTGTGGAGTGGGGCAAGTCTATCGCTGAATACATTATGACTGGTATCTACAGAGGTTTCGTGGATAACTTCGCGGGTTGGGCAGCGGACATCGCCACGATCATCTATGACAAGTTGAAGGAAGCACTTGGGGCTGGCAGTCCAGCTAAGAAGATGATCCCGCTGGGTGCTATGGCCGCTCAGGGATATGCACAAGGCTGGCAGGGGGCCTTGGCGCTGCCCATGCCTAGTCCCTCTTTCGGCAATAGCGGGATCGGTGATGCTAGTAGAGCTTACGTCCATGCTGGTGGGGCTGTCGTGCCCGCTCGTGGCAGTTCTGGCGGCGGTGACACCATAAATGTGTACGTCCAGGGCTCCATCCTCAGCGAACGCGATCTCAAGCGCGTCGTCGCCGAAGGTCTCCGCCGTGGCGAGTTCAGGGGCATGGGGGTGTAGGCGTGGACATCGACTACCTCCTAGAGTGTGCCTGGCGCGATACGGGTGCCTACAAATTCCTCTTCGATCCGAATGACAACCTGACCGGCGATCTCCTGTCCATCGAGACCATGCGCGGGCGGGACTTCGATTCTGCAGTTGGCCGATGGGTGCCCGGGCAACTCAATGCCATCCTGCGAAACGACGATGGGAAATACAGTTCCAACAATGCCCTATCGCCCCTCTCAGGCTACTTGAAGAGAGGCCGCCCCATTGTCCTTTCGGCGGGGTTGCGGGAGTCGAGCCTGGCCGCCAAGTTCGTGGCGGCTGATACCCGCTATCTGATGTGCGGCGATGATATTGCATTATCTGTAGGTGACATCTATTGGGATATGGTGGCATGGGTCAAGGTGCCCGATCCTACGGCCGATGGAGCTATTCTCAGCAAACGAGTTAGTGTAAATGACCCCGAATATTACCTCCAAATTACGGGCAATAGGTTCGTGTTCGGAGTACGCAATGCCGCCGATACTGCCACTATCACCGTCACCGCAAACACCTTTGGCGACATCTCCGCGAATACCTGGTATTGCGTCCATTGCTATCACGACCCTACCGCCAATGTGATCGGCATCTCAGTCAACACAGGGGCGCATGATACAGCCGCGATTGCCGGCGGGATACTCGATGGGGTAGGAGATTTCTACGTGGGTCTAGTCTATCTCAGTGGCATACTCCGATTAACTGGCGATATCGGGCCGCTTGCCATCTGGAAACCCACTGGCACCAACCTGACGGCGGCGCAGTTGACCTGGCTCTACAATGGGGGCTATGGGCGGGACTTTACTGAAGTCGGCGTGAGTGAAACTGACGGGCAATATCTCATCTATGACATTGCAGGCAATATACTCTTGTGGCAATGGTGGCAGATGGATGAGGTATCGGGCACCCGAGAATACGAGTGCGCTTGGTGGTTGGGCAATCCGCTTACTGAGGCCGGAGGCACGGTAGGCTCCGAGGCGGGGCTGGAAACGAAGGTTTACAGGGGACTTTGGGCAGGGAGCATCGACGCGATTATGCCATCCGTTCCCGTCCCGGGAACACTCCATACCTGCACAATCAAGGGCTTAGGGCCGCTTTCCCTCCTGGGGGCAGCCGAAAAACTCGATTTGCCCGTAACCTCTGATCTCACGTCGGTTTGGATTGGCCGCATTCTGTTCGCTTTTTCTAGTGGTGCGGCGGATTTGCTATCAATGTTGTTGGACTTTGACGAGGGGAAAACGATAACGGGGCTATTCTATCCGGCGAACGATGCGACCAGCTTAGAGTTGATCCGGCAAATGGAGGACAGCGAACCTGGACTGCTTTATGAGTTCCTTTCGGCCCGTTCTGATTCAATGCGGGATTTCCTTGCCAAACCTTTCATATTTGGTTTCACCAATCGCTGGCATCGGCTGGAATCAACCCGTTCGCTGATCCCCCAGGCGACCTTTTCCGACGCCCCGGGCGGCGGGTTGTCTATCATGGGGCTTGAGCAACTCGAGCCGCTGAACAGCATCTACAACAATGTGCAGGTCACGGTCATGGCACCAGCCCATGCCGATCCGCTTGCCGTCCTATGGTCATTTTCACCTCCAACATCCTGGCCGATTCTGGTGCCGGGACAATCTATAACATTCACTGCAAAGTATCCCACCGATAC